AGAGAGCGGTTTTACACGGTTTAAGGAGCCATCATGGCAATGGAAAAAGGTTTGTATGCAGCGCCCGAAGGGTTGATGGACATCCCCACAGATGGGCCGATGATTGAGATTGAAGTCGAGGACCCCGAGGAAATAAGGATCGGTCTTGGGGACTTGGAGATTGATCTTGCCCCTAGGAAAAACACCGGCGGGGGGGATTTCGAGGCCAACCTTGCGGAGTACATAGACGCAAGTGAGCTAGACCGGCTTGGTGGAGAGTTGGTTGAGGACTTTGGTAAAGACATCATGGACCGCAAGGAGTGGATGCAGACCTACGTTGAGGGTCTCAAACTCCTGGGTCTGAAGTATGAAGACCGCACGGAGCCGTGGAATGGGGCCTGTGGTGTGTTCCACCCCATGCTCACGGAGAGTGTGGTGCGGTTTCAGAGTGAGGGTATCACTGAGACGTTCCCGGCGATGGGCCCTGTGAAGACGGTGATCATCGGTAAGGACACTCCGGAGGTTGAAGAGGCCGCCGCCCGCGTGCGTGATGACATGAATTATCAGCTCACTGAAGTGATGTCTGAGTACCGCCCGGAGCATGAGAAGCTGTTGTGGAACTTACCGATTGCTGGTTCGGCGTTCAAGAAGGTGTACTACGACCCCAGTTATGGCCGTCAGGCGGCGGTGTTCATCCCCGCCGAAGACATCGTGGTGCCGTACGGTGCGTCGAGTATTGAGCGGGCGGAGCGGGTTACGCACGTGATGCGTAAGACCGAGAACGAGATCACCAAGCTCATGGAGGCGGGCTTCTACATGGACGTTGACTTGGGGGAGCCGTCCCACGAGTTGGATGACATTGAGAAGCAGAAAGCCGAAGAGACGGGTATGTCGGCCATTCAGGATGACCGCTACCGTATTCTTGAGATGCACGTCAACTTGGACCTGCCGGGTTACGAGCATAAGAACAAGAAGGGCAAGCCCACGGGTATTGCGCTGCCGTACGTGGTGACGGTGGAGAAGGGTACTCGCAAGGTGCTGGCCATTCGCCGTAATTGGTACGAAGAGGACAAGCTGCACCTCAAGCGCAACCACTTTGTTCACTATCAGTACATTCCGGGCTTTGGGTTCTATGGCTACGGTCTGATCCACCTGATTGGTGGATACGCCAAGAGCGCAACGATGCTGATCCGCCAGTTGGTGGATGCGGGTACGTTGTCGAACCTGCCCGGTGGCCTGAAGTCGCGCGGTCTGCGAGTCAAGGGTGACGACACCCCCATCGCTCCGGGCGAGTTTAGGGATGTGGATGTGCCGTCCGGGTCGATCCGCGACAACATTCTGCCGCTACCGTACAAGGAACCGAGTCAGGTTCTGTACACGCTGTTTGACAGAATTGTGCAGGAGGGCCGTGCGTTTGCCTCTTCTGGCGACATGAACGTGAGCGACATGAACGCTCAGGCCCCGGTAGGTACTACCTTGGCGCTGCTGGAGCGGCAGTTGAAAGTGATGGGCGCTGTTCAAGCGCGGATGCACTTCTCGATGAAACAGGAGTTCAAGCTCCTCAAAGTCATCATCGCAGACTATACGCCCGAGGAGTATGACTACGAGCCGGTCGATGGCTTGCGCAAGGCCAAGAAAACCGACTATGACATGGTCGATGTCATCCCGGTGAGTGATCCGAACGCCGCCACGATGGCCCAGAAAATTGCCACGTATCAGGCAGTTTTCCAGCTCGCCCAGGCCTCGCCGCAGCTCTACGACATGCCGCTGCTGCATCGGCAGATGATTGAGGTGTTGGGTGTGAAGAATGCGGCCAAGCTTGTGCCGATTGAAGACGACATGGTGCCGACCGATCCTGTTACCGAGAACCAGAGTCTGCTGACCAACAAGCCAGTCAAGGCGTTTATCGAGCAGAACCATCAGGCTCATATTCAGGTTCACATGGCCGCGATTCAGAACCCGAAGATTCAACAGATTGTCCAGGGCAATCCGATGGCACAGCAGATCATGGCTGCTGCGATGGCACATATCAACGAGCACGTTGCGATGGAGTACCGCCGCCAGATTGAAGAGGCGATGGGTATGGTGCTGCCCAGTGATGAGTCCAACAAACAGGTTCCGCAGGAGATGGCAGATCAGATTGCCATCAAGGCGGCTCAGGCGTCTCAACAGTTGCTCCAGCGTGACCAGCAGGAGGCCCAACAGCAGCAGGCTCAACAGCAGATGCAGGACCCTGTGATTCAAATGCAGATGCAGGAGTTGCAGATCAAGATGAAGGACCTTGAACTCAAGGCTCAGAAGCAGACGATGGAGGCTGCGGCCAAAGCCGATCAGCTTGAGATTGAGAAGGCCCGCATCGAAGCCCAGAAGGAGATTGCGGCGATGCAGGTTGCGGCGAATTCCGCGTCACAGCGAGACAAGCTCAGCAAGACTATGGAGCTTGAAGGAGTCAAGCTTGGCATGCAAGTTGCCAAAGATAAAGCGCAATCCAACCGTCCGCAGAAACAACCCGAAAGGAGCAAATCGTAATGGCTGATGAAATCCGAGTGCTGGCACTCGTGCAGAAAGAGATTGAAAAACTCCGGCAAGAGCAGGTCGCGTATGTGGCCGCTAGCCGTGCTGACACGTTTGACGAATACAAGAAAGTCTGTGGGGTAATCCGAGGTCTAAACCTTGCAGACAACATCATTAACGACCTCGTGCAAAGGATGAACGATGAGTGAGTATGACGTGTCCGCAGTGGACCTTTCTGGCATTCTGAACAGAACCGCCGAAGAAAAGGCCAAACAACTTCCTGACCCTAAGACGTATCGCATGCTTTGCGTTGTTCCGGAGGCGATGGAGGAGTATGCAGACAGTGAGGTTGGGCTCGTTAAAGATGCCAAGACCATGCACTACGAGGAGGTTCTGACTCCCGTGTTGTTCGTGGTCAAGCTCGGCCCTGACTGCTACAAGGACACCACCCGCTTTCCAAGCGGTGCGTCTTGCAAAGAAGGTGACTTTGTCATCGTGCGACCCAATTCAGGCACCCGCTTGAAGATTCATGGCCGAGAGTTCCGCATCATCAATGATGAGTCGGTCGAGGCCGTTGTGGAAGACCCGCGTGGTATCACCCGCGCTGCGTAAGGAGTAACCTATGGCAACCCAAAAATTTGAAGGTGAAGAGTTTGAGTTTCCTGATGAGAAGGAAGAAAAAGCCAAGGTGAAAGCCGAGGACGAAAAACTTGAAGTTGAGGTTGAGGACGATACGCCGGTACAAGACCGGGGTCGCAAGCCGATGAAAGACCCAGTGGAGGACCCCACTGACGACGAGCTTGCCTCTTATGATGAAAAAGTCCAGGCCCGAATCAAGAAATTTACTCGGGGTTACCACGACGAACGTCGTGCCAAAGAGGAAGCTCTGCGCGAGCGCGAGGCCGCTGAGCAGTTTGCTAGGCAGGTTTGGGAGCAAAACAAGCAGCTTCAGCAGCAGCTTTCTACTGGCAGCAAGGCTTACATCGAGACTTCAAAGAGCGCGGCTCAAGTTGAGCTTGAAGCTGCCAAGGACAAGTACCGTAAAGCGTACGAGTCTGGCGACGCTGACGCTATTGTGTCGGCCCAGGAGCTGATAGCCAAAGCCACTTTGAAAATGGACAAGGCTGAAACGCTCAAGCCGATTGAGGTTGAAGAGCGAGAGAATTTCGTTCCTGCCCGAGCAGAACCCGCCGCTGCAAATATCACCCCCCGGACCAAGCGTTGGATTGAAGCTAACAGCGATTGGTTTGGCCCGGATGAAGAGATGACTATGACTGCAATGGGTATTGACAAGAAATTGCAGAAGGAGTATGGTGCAGACTATATTGGTACGGAAGAGTACTTTAAGACCGTTGACCGTACCATGCGGAAAAGATTTCCTGAGTACTTTGAGTCTCAGAGCCAAGAGGAAAATGACCCGCCTCCACGAAAGAGGTCAACCCCGGTGGAAGAGGACGATGAGCCTTTACCCCGTGCATCCAAATCTACTGTGGTAGCTCCGGCTTCCCGCAGTTCTTCGCCAAATCGTATTAGGTTGAAGGCGTCCGAAGCGAACATTGCGCGTCGTCTTGGGGTTCCTTTAGAACAATACGCTAAACAGGTTGCTTTGCTTAATAGGGGTAAATGATGGATCAACAAGCTCAAACGGCTACAACGCCGCGTCAGAATCGTCTCGCTCGTGAGATGGAATCTCGCGCTGCTACTGCGCGCCCGCAAGCATGGCGGGCACCAGAAGTGCTACCTTCGCCTGAAGATCGCCCCGGGTGGAAACACCGGTGGGTACGTACTTCGACGATGGGTCAAGCTGATCCCAGCAATATCTCTAGTAGGCTACGTGAAGGGTATGAACCCTGCAAAGCAGAAGAGTACCCCGAGATGATGATGTACGCCTCTGTAGATGGCCGCTTCAAAGGCGGTATCGAAATGGGCGGGCTGTTGCTTTGCCGCATCCCCGAAGAGTTTTTGGGTCAGCGTATGAAACACTACGAAGGCCAGAACAAAGCTCAAGTGGAGTCGGTGGACAACAATTTCCTTCGTGAGAATGACCCCCGGATGCCCCTTTTCTCTGAGAAGAAATCCAAGGTCACTTTCGGTTCAGGTTCTTAATTTAGGAGTCTTTCATGGCTTTTCCCACCGTTGACCGTCCTTACGGTCTAAAGCCGCTCAATCTGTATGGTGGTACACCCTTTGCAGGTGCTACTCGCCAATATCGGATTGCTTCGGCGTACAACACAAGCATCTTCTATGGGGACCCCATCGAGATGATTAACGATGGCACGATTATCAAATCTGCTATCACTACCGCCCGTGCAACTGTGACCACATCACAGATCATTGGTGTTTTCTTGGGCTGCTCTTACGTTAACGCGCAAGGTCAGACCATTTTTGCTCAGTACTTCCCAGCAAATACCACAGCCCCCACGGGTACGTACATTACCGCTTACGTGTGTAATGATCCCGACACCCTGTTTAAAGCTGTGATCGCCACTGGCGCAACTGCTGACGATGTGACTTCTGGTTTGCTGCCATCCTCTACTACGCAATTTACCGTTATCGGTACTAACGTAGCATTGGTGCAGAACTCTGGTGTTACCTCAACTGGCAATAGCCGTGTTGCGGTTGCATCGTCTGCAACCACTGGAACACTGCCCATGAACGTTGTTGACGTTGTCCAAGACACGTCTTATGTCAACAGTTCTGGCAACGTTGTGTTCCCCGAGGTCATCGTTCGTTGGAACTTTGAGATTCATACCACCACTATCGCTTCTGGCGTTTAATCAAGGAGCTAAATCATGGCTATTTCACGCGCACAACTGCTGAAAGAGCTGCTCCCTGGCCTGAACGCCCTGTTCGGCATGGAGTACGCTCGCTACGGCGAAGAGCACAAGGAAATCTACGAGACCGAGACTTCCGAGCGTTCGTTTGAAGAGGAAACCAAGCTGTCTGGCTTCTCCGCCGCTCCGGTGAAGAACGAGGGCAGTGCGATTGCCTATGACAACGCGCAGGAAGCTTGGAGCACCCGCTATACGCACGAAACCATCGCTTTGGGTTTCTCGATCACCGAAGAGGCGGTCGAGGACAACCTGTACGACAGCCTGTCTGCTCGTTACACCAAAGCTCTGGCTCGTGCAATGTCCTACACCAAACAGGTGAAAGCTGCTGCTGTTTTGAACAACGGCTTCTCCAGTGCCTACCCCGGTGGTGATGGCGTGTCGCTGTTTAACGCAAACCATCCTCTGATCTCTGGTGGTGTTAACTCCAACACTCCGGGTACCCAAGTGGACCTGAACGAGACTTCCCTGGAAGCCGCCGTTATTCAGATCGCCGCTTGGACCGATGAGCGTGGCTTGCTGATTGCTGCCAAACCCAAGAAGATGGTTGTCCCCCCGGCCCTGATGTTTACTGCCAAGCGTCTGCTTGACACCGAACTGCGTGTGGCTACTGCTGATAACGATATCAACGCTATCAAGCAGATGGGTGCAATCCCTGAAGGTTACACCGTTAACCACTTCTTGACCGACCCCAGCGCATGGTTCCTGACCACCGACGTTCCCAACGGTATGAAGCACTTTGTGCGGACCCCGTTGCAGAACTCGATGGACGGCGACTTTGACACTGGCAACGTCCGGTACAAGGCCCGCGAGCGTTACAGCTTCGGCTGGTCTGACCCTCTGGGTATGTGGGGTTCGTCGGGTTCGACCTGATGAATTGGACTGGGAGTTCCCGGTCGTCCACGGAAAAGGGGCCTTGTGCCCCTTTTTCTTTTGGTGTATATTGGCTACATCCCGGGGTCATCCGGTATTGCTGACAGGTCCCGGCCTGACGACATGCAGACAGCAGTACCCCAATCGCATGTGAGGATCAAATGGCTAACACCACCTTCAACGGCCCAGTTCGATCACAGAACGGCTTTCAAACCATCTCCATCAACGCAACCACTGGCGTTGTCACGACCGCTCCTGTTTCTATGGGCGTTTCTGGCATTGTTGCCACCCCGGTTGCTCTGGCTGACGCCAGCGCCACTTTGACCGCCGCAGCCAACGCTGGTGGCATGGTCAACCTCGTCCCTAACGGTACGCAGGACAACACCTACACGCTGCCTGCACCTACTGCTGGCACTTCGTTTGTGTTTGTGTACGGCGGCGGCGCAGCAGATGCCACCGACTTCATCATCAACACGGGTTCGAACACCAACTTCTTTATTGGTGGTGTGGCTTTCCATGACACCGATGATGGCGCAGCTTCTGTTGTGTTCTCTGACGGCAACTCCAATTCCAAGCTGCAAGTGAATGTACCTGCCGCTGCCCAAATTACCGTGATTGCACGGGACGCCACGAACTGGCAAGTGTTTGGCACGGTGGTTGGCGCAACCGCCCCTACGTTTGCTGACCAGTAATAGGAGCGCATCATGACGATGCAGTATGACGTAAAGTCGAAACACATGACCTCTTCGGGCGTGGCGGTAAACTTCCGCACACGCCTCAAGGGGGCCGTTGTGTCGGCAAACACTAGTGCGGCGGCGCGGCACACTGTGTTTGCAAACAATGTGGCGCAAACGGGCACTTACGGGCGGTCTACGACCACTGTGACGGTGACTATCACCAATCATGGCCTCACTACTGGGAACCGCGTTTGGTTGGACTTTTCTGCGGGCACAGGCGGCACTGCGACAGACAACGTCTATACGGTCACGGTTTCAGATGCCAATACGTTCACGGTAACGGACGCTGCCAGTGGCACCATCACCGGGTCTCCTGCGGTGTCGATGTACGCTGACATTTTGATGGAAGCAGATTCGTACAACGCAACTGCATTTCCCGTGGTGATTCCGGGCGAAGGAATTTTGGCCGAAGATGGCATTTTTGTTGGCTTGGTCGCAAACGTAACAACTACTTTGTTCTATGGCTAAGACCGCAGCATGGACTCGCAAGGAAGGCAAGAACCCCAAGGGCGGACTCAACGCCAAGGGGCGAGCCTCCTACAACAAGGCCAACCCCGGCAAGCCGGGACTCAAACCCCCGCAGCCAGAAGGCGGCTCACGCCGAGACTCTTTCTGTGCCCGTATGGAGGGCATGAAGAAGAAGCTGACCGGCGAAAAAGCCAAGAAAGACCCGAACAGCCGTATCAATAAAAGCCTCCGGGCTTGGAATTGTTAGGATTAAATCATGCCACTCTTTCGTCGCGTCACTGCCACCAATCGCCCCGCAGCAACACCCACACCCGTTACGCCAGCCAGGGGTTTTGGCATGGCTACTCGCCCTGCCCCTGCGCCAGTAGCTGCCCCCGCAGCACAACCCAATCTTTCGGGTGCAATCGGCCAGCTTAAAGCTGGGGATCAATTTGGCGCTCAAAACACGATGCGTCAGGCTGTTGGCCTTCCAACTATTGCACCGCCTCCCGCCAATGCAAACCCAAACCTGTCTGACGCCATTGGTCGGCTCAAGATGGGCGACCGCGCAAGCGCTCAAGCCATGATGCGCAAGATGGTTGGCCTGAAGAAAGGCGGCAAAGTCAGCGCCTCTAGCGCCTCCAAACGAGCCGACGGGATTGTCCAAAGGGGTAAAACTAAGGGCAGGATGATCTGAAATGGACGTGACGCTGTGGAACGCTGCGCTCTCCTTGGTCTCTGCCCTGATTTTGTTCTGGGTGAAGGTGTCCACGGACGAAATGAAGCGCATTCAGATTCTTCTCAACCGCACTCGGGAAGAGATTGCGAAAGAGTATGTCACCAAAGCAGAGGTGCATACGGACATCAATCGTGTCTTGGATCGGCTGGACCGGCTTGAGAAGAAGATTGATGACTTCATGAAGGAGCAGCGCAGTGCCCTCGGCTAACAAAAAACAGCACAATTTGATGGCGATGGTGGCCAACAACCCCGCCGCTGCCAAGCGAGTAGGAGTTCCGCAGTCTGTCGGCAAGGAGTTCATGAAGGCAGACAAGGGCAAGCGGTTTGGGTCTGGTAGCCGTGCAGACGCGCAGGCAATCAACAAACCCAAAACCAATCAAGGCAAGCAAGAGTTTTTTTCAAAAGGTGGTGACACTATGGCTTCCAAAATGAACCCCGGTTTTATGGCAATGATGGCAAAGAAAAAAGGCGCACCTGCCAAGAAGATGGCCAACGGTGGCATCACTACCGCCAA